CTGCTAAGATCTTAGAGTATTATACCCCATGGCTTGGCGAATTAGTTAATGCTTATGAAGGTAAAGTTGATGGCTATGATAAATGGTCTAAGAAAGAACTGAAGCAGCGTATTGTTTTCTTTGGTAAGATGCTTGAGGATGCATCTAAGTACGGTTCGGTTGCTAAGAAAACAAAAGCCACTCGTAAACCAAAGCCAGTATCAACTGATAAGTTAGTTAAGAATGTTAAATTTCAAAAAGAAAGTAATGAGCATAAGATTGCATCGGTTACACCTAACTCTATCATCGGTGCTCAAATTCTTTGGACTTTTAATACGAAGTATAATACTCTCAGCGTTTTTAATGCTATGGGTCCCAGTGGTCTTAATATTCGGGGCACTACCATTGTTGATTTTGACGAGTCAACTTCTCGATCTATTAAAATTGGTCGCAAAACTAATGATCGGATTGAAGCTGTTCTAAAGGGTGGCAAAATTATTCTAAAGCGAATGATCGAGGAAATGGAAAATCCTGCCAATGGTCGTCTTAATGAAAATACTATTCTATTGAAGGTGACGAAATGACAAGAAAAAGTTCAGACATTATTGAAGATTTTATTAACTCGTTAGAAAAGTTGATCGATACTTTAGATGATGAATGGCATCACAATGATGAAGGTGAATGGCGTTCAGCTGATAATATTCGTCAAAATATATTGCCACTCGTTAAAGAAAAATTTAAAGAACATCTTGATGAATACATTGATCGCCGAATCGAAACGTATATGAAGGTAAATAATGCGACTAAGTGATAGGTGGTTTGTAAGTTGGATTTGGCCAAGGTATGGCGAAATATTCGTATGGAATCGTACTAGATTCAATGGTGGTGGTTATATGTTTGGTGCAGCACCTTATACGTATTGGAGAATTGGTCCTATTTTTGTAAAGAGGTATATGTGATGACTGATGATGAAGCAGATATGTACTATGATAAATGGCTAGTTGCAAAAACAACTATCAAACGTCTCACCGAAGGACCAGGTGGAATCATGGAGATGAAGCAGACGATTGCCAACAAAGAAACAGAAATTGATCGGTTGCAAAAATATAAAGTTTTTGTTACAATGGTAGCAAATGAGCCATCGGAACTTAGTTACGAAAAGATTAAGAACCAACGTGATTCGTGGAAGAAGCTAGCAATTGAGTTACTTGATAAGTTAGAACCTGATACTGGATTTACTGATGAAGAGATAGGGCATAGGAATACTAAAAATGAACAAGCGTAAGTTGATTACTGATAGAAACAGTTTGTCTGTCAATACTAAATCTTCTTTTCTTACTGAAAAAAATATCAAGAACATTGAAAATCATTACAAGGCTACCTATGTTTTAGAAACATGCGCTAAGGATCGTAGTGGTGATTGGGCTAACTTTCCAGCAGCTATCTTCTATACGGAAACAGCTCATCCAGAAGGTTCAAACTATTTCGCTCTTTATATTGATGACACCAATCAGTTTATGATCGCTAATGGTTTATCAGCTGTTGATGGTGTAGTATTCCAAGGTTTAGAGGTTGAAGGTGTTGTGACATATTCTCGTTACCGTCATGATTATCGCGATGCTGGTAATGGTGCTTTCGTGGATGGCGGTAGAGATTATTTCCGCTATGGCGGTGATCAGTTCGAGGATTATAACATTGTAGACTTTGTAGTAACTGATGGTAAATTGGAGTTTGTTAAATGGTAATTGAAATTGATGATGAAACAATTGATAAAATTTTTCAAAACACCTTGATTCAAGATTATAAAGGTTTGTTGAAACAGAAAAATGATCTTACTGACAAGCTGAATAAAGAATCTTTAAAACAATTTGAACTTGAAGATCTAAATGATACTGATCATTGGATTAAAGGTATAGAGATCATGATGGAATATTACATTGGTCATAACTGGAAAGAAAAAACTTGACTAATGATCTAATATACGGTATAAATAATATATGCTGATGTCGATGACGAAAGCGAAATAGACATGCTGGACGGGGGTGCAATTCCCCCCGCCTCCACCACGGATACACTGGATAAGACCGCTGAGTCGTTCTTAACTGCTAGAGCCAATTAATTTGGGGCGTCGTAAGGACGGTGTATCTTTGATGGGGGCGAAATAGGATCGACAGGTGTGTTAAAGGCGGACCGAGACAGAAGCATAAATAAGTTATCTGCAAAAAAAGCACATAATGACAATATTAATTATTCCGCAATGAAAATTGCTGCTTAAAAGATAAGTCTGGGGTATGAGTTCCACCCTATCAAATAACGGACTCACTTTTCCTTTTTGCCCAATATTCTTTTTTCTTTAAAGACATCTTTTTTCTAGCTTCTAAATTATGTAAAGGTTTTTGATTTTCTTCAAATTTTTTATTAGCCCACCATAATTTTTTCTTTATAGATATTTTTTCTTTAGTTTCTAATGTGTATTGTTGAACTTTTGTAAGCCCTCTATTCCAACCACCAATGGAAGATTTGCCTTTATTAGTTCCTTTGCCATTTCCACCTACAGAGTTTTTCTTTACATTATAATATCTAACAGTACCATTTTTAACATTTTCTGATAATAATAATTCATTATCTTTTATCATATCTAAATATTTTTGTTCACATTCACGTAAATCATTAGTATCACTATACGTATATTCTAATACTCTAAATTTAAATGTATGTGGTCTTAATTTATAAGCTCTTTTCATAGGTTTATTTGAACAAATGTATTTGTCTTCAACTTTACCATAATGACCGCCAATATAATATAATTTTGCTTTGGTATCATACCAAATGTAAATATAACCAGTATACGATGAGGGATAAATAATCATGCTGTGTTCTCCTTTGTTGAGCATAGAGTCAGTGGATATTAGTAGTATCGCGACTGACACTTTATTTATAAAAAGGCAGCGTTATGAAAACTAAAGAACTCATCAATAAATTGTATGTCGCTGCTATTAAAGGTGACTCCCAAGAAGAGAAAAAGTTGTGGTTGAAGGTTCTTAAGAAAAGCCTTAAACACAAGAAAACTCACGCTGTCAAGTAATTGGTCACCTAGCTCAACTGGAAGAGCAAGAGATTTCTACTCTCTAGGTTAGGGGTTCGAGTCCCTTGGTGATCGCCATTTTTTGGAGGAAAGTATGGAAGATAATTATTCGGTAATGTGCCTTAAGAAAGCTGCTTTCGTTGATGAACTGAATAATTATCTAACACTACTTTCTCCTGATCCATCAAATGATGTCATTATCAAATATTTGCAATCACGTATTGCACAGCTTGATATTGCTATGAAAAAATATTAATAGGGGAGTAGCCAAGCGGTCAAGGCTCACTGCTCATAACAGTGCGATCGGGGGTTCAAATCCCTCCTCCCCTACCAATTTCACAAAGGATATATTATGAAGTTTGTTTTTGATTCTAACACGTTTAATTCTGAAATTGAAAAGATACGTAACCATGATGTAGATTATATTGATGCGATTACAACTTGGTGCGAGAAAAACAATCTTGATATTGAAGTGATTGCTAATATCATTAAGAAAGATCCAGTACTTAAATCTAAACTACAAGCTGATGCTGAAAATTTAAATTATTTGAAGGGTGGCGCGAAGCTGCCATTTTGAGGAGCGCAACATGCCATACGTAATTACAGATGTTTGGGTGGATGATCCAGATCTCGAAGACTTCGATGAGGATGAATTAATCAAAGAAATTGAAAGTCGTGGTTATAAAGTATTGAGTAATACTGGCAATAATGCGAATATTGGTGATCTTTACAACGATTATATGACTCTAAGCAAAGAATCATTTGATAAGAAGTTAAAGAAGTTTTTCCTTGAGACACTAGACGTATATGTGAGATGATGTCAGCATTTGAATGTTATAAAGAATATCTTGCACTGAAGAATCACTTCAGTAAACCATCTTATGATTATTTCAAATACAATGGTAAAAGTAAACTGTCTTATGACAAATTTGAAACTCGTAACGATAAATTGTTTTTTCAAAAACTAGCTAAACATCCAGATCCAAAAAACTTTCTTATTGCTAATTTAATTCAAAATGAAAAAGCATGGATTAAAGATATTGCATACAGCGAAGGTGCAAATAAGGTTTATCAGGAATGGTCCAAACGCATCCAGTCTTTAACTTATGTTATCAAAAATGATTTGGCTCATCTTTTTCCTGATTTTAACAGTAACTTTATTGCAACCACTGGCTCGCATCCTCACATTATTAAGTTGTATCTTAGTAATACTATATGCCTTGAAACTCTTATTGTTTTATCTGATTTGGTAAATTGTTTATCTTATTGGGATAAGAACATGGCGTATGATCCATTGTGGGAACAGTTATCAAATAAGATAAAGAAATACAAGCCATTTATTAATTACGATAAAGCAAAGATGTCTAAAACAGTGCTTGACTATTATGCTTGATTGTAGTAATATAAATAATGTTGAGCGTTATACGGCTCAATATAAGATCAATACTATTAATATTAACAATACGGAGAATACACATGAACTTTAATGAACTCAAGAAGAACTCAGGTCGTGCAGCACTCGATAAGCTCAATGCTGAATTGACAAAGCTCTCATCTAATCAAGGTAGCGATAAGAAGAACGATGATCGTTTTTGGTATCCTGCTGTTGACAAGGCTGGCAATGGTTATGCCGTTGTCCGTTTCCT